ATGCGCGGAAGAGCGCATTTCGGGTTCCGCACCGGCCCGCTCCCCCACCCGGCCTCCCACAATATACTGCCGTTGGGTGGCCGGGTGGGGGAGCGGGCCGGTGCGGTCATGCGCCGTGAGGCGTATCATACACACAGGGGGAGGGCGATGAAGGTCAACGGCGAGATTTGGCTGGCCAATTGGGACGCGCGGGAGCGCAGGCGGATGCTGTCCTGGCTGGACGCCCATGCGGCGGAGACATTGGCGCGCAGTTGGGAATTTGTCGGGCGGGAGGCGCAATTGCCGCCGCCGGGCGACTGGCGCATCTGGTTGATGATGGCCGGGCGTGGCTTTGGCAAGACGCGCGCGGGGGCCGAATGGGTGCGGGACATTGCCGAGCGCGATTGCACCGCGCGGATCGCCATCGTCGGCGCGACGCTGGGCGAGGCGCGCAGCGTGATGGTGGAGGGGGCTTCGGGGGTGATGGCCGTGACGCCGGATTGGTGCCGCCCGGTCTTTGCGCCCGCGCTGCGGCGGTTGATGTGGCCCAATGGCGCGATGGCGATGCTGTTCGGGGCGGCGGAACCGGAATCGCTGCGCGGGCCGCAATTCAGCCATGGCTGGGCCGATGAAATCGCCAAATGGCCGTTCGGGCAGGCGGCTTGGGACAATCTGATGATGGCAGTGCGGCTGGGACGGGAGCCGCGCGTGATGGCGACGACGACGCCGCGCCCGGTGGCTTTGGTGCGGGGGCTGGTGGCGCGCAATGGCAGCGACGTGGTGGTGACGCGGGGGCGGACGGCGGACAATGCCGATAATCTGGCGGGCGGTTTCGTCGCGGCGATGATGGAAAGCTATGGCGGGACAAGGTTGGGGCGGCAGGAACTGGACGGGGAACTGATCGAGGAAGTGGAGGGCGCTTTGTGGAGCCGCGACCTGATCGAGCGGTGCCGGGTGGCGCATGTGCCGGGGCGAGACGGGCCGGGTGCATTGCTGGGCCGGGTGGTCGTGGCGGTCGATCCGCCTGCGTCCGCGCATGGCGATGCGTGCGGGATCGTGGTGGCAGGCATGGGCAGCGACGGGCGCGCTTATGTGATTGCCGACGCCAGCGTCGCGGGGCAATCGCCCGAAGGCTGGGCGCGGGCAGTGGCGGCGGCCGCGATGGTGCATGGGGCGGACCGAGTGGTGGCCGAAGCCAATAATGGCGGGGAGATGGTGCAAAGCGTGCTGCGCGCGGCGGAAGAAGCGCTGCCGGTGCGGCTGGTCCATGCGAGCCGGGGCAAGGTGGCGCGGGCGGAGCCGGTGGCGGCGCTGTATGAAGTGGGCCGGGTGGCGCATCGCGGGGCTTTCCCAGCGTTGGAGGATGAGATGTGCGGCTTGCTGACCGGGGGCGCTTATGTGGGGCCGGGGCGATCGCCCGACCGGGCCGATGCGCTGGTGTGGGCGCTGAGCGAGTTGATGCTGGGGCGGCGAGGGGAGGCGCGAGTGCGCGGGGTGTGAGTGGAACCCTGCGTGCCGCCAAACGTTTCGGCAGCATCATATAGGATTGCGGAGTAAGTGCGATGAAGACGGCAAAAATTCTGGCGGCCTTGGCAGGCGTGACTTTGGTGGCGTCGCCGGTGCTGGCGGCTTCGCTCAACAGCAAGGATCGGGCGCGGGTGTCGCGGGCGGCGCCGCGTGATCGGGACGATGTGCGCTACTGCCTGTTGCAGGGCAAGAAGGGGCGCGACAAGGGGACGATCATTGGTGCGGCCGGTGGCGCGGGCGTCGGGCTGGTCGCGGGTGGTGGCGTTGGCGAGACGCTGCTGGGTGCTGGCGCGGGTGCGCTGGCCGGGCGGCTGATCGGCAAGAGCGAGGGGACGAATTCGACCTGCGACCGGGTGTTGCGGCGTAATCCCTGATGTGAGGGGTTAACCCCCCTCTCCCAGTTTCGGTAGGCGGCTGACGCCACCAACCTCCACTTTTTTGATTGTCACATTTTCCGAGTCAGCAGGGGATTCTCCCCTGCTTCGAAAATGTTCTGGCCCTCTCCCCTTATGGGAGAGGGTTTTTTGCGTTTGGGAGACTGTGCATGAAATGGTTTGGGACGAAGGCGGCGCAGGGGGATGCGCGGCCGGTTTTGGCGCGGGCATGGGGTAGCGGCGCGGTGGCGCTGGGGGAGTGGCCGAGCAGTTATGAGGCGCAGGTGCGCGCGGGCGTGGTCGGCAATCCGGTGGCGCAGCGGGCGATGCGGCTGGTGTCCGAAGGCGCGGGGTCTGCGGCGTTGAAGGTCGTAGGTGTGGAGGATGGGGCGCGAGTGACGGCGCTGATCGCGCGGGCTTCGGCGGGGCAGGGGCTGGTGGAGACGCTGGCGAGCCATTTGCTGTTGCACGGCAATGGCTATGTCCAGGTGATTGCTGGGGCGGACGGGACGCCTGCCGAATTGTTCGCGCTGCGGCCCGAACGGGTCAGCGTGGAGGCCGACGCGCGGGGGTGGCCGATGGCCTATCTCTATCGCGTGGGGGACAGCGTGACGCGGCTGTCGCCGGAGGATGCGAGCGGGCGGACGAGCGTGCTGCATATCAAGGCGCTGCATCCGCTGGACGATCATTATGGCTTGGGGTGCGTGGGTGCGGCGGCCGGCGCGGTGGCGATCCACAATGCGGCGAGTGTGTGGAACAAGGCCTTGCTGGACAATGCGGCGCGGCCGAGCGGGGCGATGATCTATGATCCGGGCGACGGGTCGGTGCTGTCGCCCGAACAGTTCGAGCGGATACGGCGGGAGATGGAGGTCGCCTTTGCAGGTGCGGCCAATGCCGGGCGGCCGATGCTGCTGGAAGGTGGGCTGGACTGGAAGGCGATGAGCCTGACACCTGCCGAGATGGATTTTGTTGGGCTGAAAAGCGCGGCGGCGCGGGAGATTGCGCTGGCGTTCGGGGTGCCGCCGATGCTGATGGGCCTGCCCGGCGACAATAGTTATGCCAATTATCGGGAAGCGAACAAGGCGCTGTGGCGGCAGACGATCTTGCCGCTGGTAGGCAAGATCGGCGCGGGGCTGGCGCAGGGGCTGGACGGGTGGTGGCCGGGGCTGCGGATCGAGCCGGACCTGGACGCGGTGCCTGCGCTGTCGGACGAGAGGGCGGCTTTGTGGGAGCGGGTGGCGGCGGCTGATTTTCTGACGAGTGAGGAGAAGAAGGCGTTGCTTGGCGTGCGTTAGCTTGGCTGACAGGCGCTGGTGACGGTGTTCCAGCGACCGCCGCTGTCGAGGCAGGTGTCGGTAGCGATGAAATTGGATTGCCAGAGCCATAGGGCGAGGGTGGCGATGATCAGGGCGATCAGGAGCAGTAGTCGGCGCATTGGGCAAGGTTAGCAGCATTTTGGATTGGTGACACAGGGTGCGGCTAACCCCCTCTCCCGCTGCGACTAGGCGACTGCGTCACCAAGTCTCGCTGCCCTCTCCCCTCCGGGGCGAGGGATTGCCGGGAGGCGCCGTGCTTTCGCGTGAACCTGTCTGGCGAGGGGATTGGAGGATATTATGACACAGGATGGTGAGATGCTGGCGCGGTTGGTGGCGCAGGCGCAGGGAGTGCCGGGGCAGGGGGCGATCGCGGCGGACATGGTGATGATCCGGGCGTTGATCGAGGAAGCGAGCGAACTGGGTGCGGGGCGGGCGCTGGAGCGGCTGGGGCTGAGCGATCGGCGTGCGCAGGAGGATGTGCGCGAGTTGCGCGAATTGCTGCGCGCCTGGCGCGACGCGAAGAAGGCGGCGCGGGGCGCTGTGGTCGGGTGGGTCGTGCGGATCGGGCTGGCGCTCATCCTGCTGGGTATTGCGGTCAAGACCGGGCTGGTCGGGTTGGTGCGCGCGTGAGCGGCCCAGATATACGGAGCGACGTGCGCTTTGCCGGTTATGCGGCGGTGTTCGACCGGGTGGACCGGGGCGGCGATGTGGTGCGGGCGGGGGCTTTTGGTGCCGTGGCTGCGGGCGGGGTGCCGTTGCTGTGGCAGCATGGGGTGGGCAGCGTCATTGGCGTGGTGGAAACGGCGCGGGAGGATGCGCGGGGGCTGCGCGTGATCGGGCGCGTGTCGGCGCGGACGGCGGCGGGGCGGGAAGCGGCGGCGGCTTTGCGTGGCGGATCGCTGGACGGGTTATCGTTCGGCTATCGCGTGCGGGAGGCGCGGGGTGCGGGGCCGCGCGAGTTGCTGGCGCTGGATCTGGTGGAGGTCAGTCTGGTGACGCATCCTATGCAGGATCTGGCGCGGGTGGTGGCGGTGGAGGGCTAGACCCCCAGCCATTCCAGTTCGCCCGGCAGGGTGTCGGCGCTGTAGTCGAGTTGCAGGACGCGGCGGTGGCTTGGCTGTGTCGCTGCGTCGGAGGCATGGAGGATCGGAGTAGCGTAGAGCCAGATGTCGCCGCGATCGGCGAGGCAGGCATGGGTGCCGTATTGCGCGACATGGGCGGCGACGTCGGCTTCGGCGATGCGGCCATGACGGTGAGAGCCGGGGGCGATCAGCAGCGGGGCATTGGCGGCATCGACCGGGTCGAGATGCAGGCGCAGGGTCAGCATGGCATCGAGCAGCGATTGCGGCGGAGCGACATGCTGGATGCCGGATTTTGTCGTCCAGGGGCCAAAGCCGGGCGTGTCGATCCGCTGGCGCACGGCGATGGTGCGGTCCTGATGCCAGCCGAGCGACCAGTTGGTGGTGGCGCTCTTGTCGAACAGGATGGCGCGGACGGCGCGCGCGGCATGGCCGAGATGAGCGGTGGCGTGGCGACCGACTGCGCCGTCCTGAGCGAGCAGCGGGGCTAGTCCGGCCAGGTTGGCGAGGCGCTGGCCGGGGCGGTCGGTGGGCAGCTTGGAGAGTGTGGCCTCTATGACCGCTAGGGAGGCGGTGTCGAGCGCGGCGAGGAGATGCTGTGCGCCGTCGCGCGTCAGGGTGAGGGTCATTCACACAGTTTAGCGCGAGGTTGGTTTTGGGGGCAAGGGCGCGGCCCCCTCTCCCAACTTCGCCTAGCCAGCAGGCTGGCAAGGCTTCGTATCCCTCTCCCCATCGGGGCGAGGGCTTATTCAGGCGGTCCCATCCGGGGCCGCCTTTTTTCGTTTTACACGCAGGAGAAGCATATGACGGACGGGGTGATCGACACGCTGGATGCGCGTTTGGATGCGGTGGTGCAGGGGGAGAGGATCGGGGCGATGGAGAGCGAGATGGCGGCGCTGAAAGGGGCGTTGCTGGCGCAGCGGCGGCCGGTGCTGGACGGGGTGAAGGGCGGGGCGGTTGATCCGGCGCGGGCCAATTTCGTCGATCGCTATTTGCGGCAGGGGCATGAGGTCGGCGTCGAACTCAAGAGCTTTTCCGGGGCGAGCGGTGGCACGGGCGGTTATGCGGTGCCGCGTGAGATCGACCAGTTGATCGGCGCAACGCTGAAGGGGATTTCGCCGATCCGTGGTGTCGCCAATGTCGTGCGGACCGGGACGGCGGGCTATCGCAAGCTGGTGAGTGCGGGCGGTGTCGTGTCGGGCTGGGCCAGCGAAGTGGGCGCGCGGGGCGAGACGGGGACGCCGAGCTTTAACGAGATCGCGCCGCCTTCGGGTGAGCTTTATGCCAATCCGGCGGCGAGCCAGGCGATGCTGGACGATGCGCAGTTCGATGTCGAAGGATGGCTGGCGAGTGAGATTGCGCGGGAATTTGCCGTGGCGGAGGGCGCGGCCTTCGTCACCGGCAATGGCGTGAACAAGCCCAAGGGCTTTCTGACCTATACGACCACGGCGGAGGCGGATGCCGTGCGCGCGTTCGGATCGCTGCAATATGTGGCGTCGGGGGCGGCGGGCGCCTTTGCGGCCAGCCCGCAGGACCGGCTGATCGACCTGGTGCAGAGCCTGCGTTCGCCATACCGGCAGGGGGCAGTGTTCGTGATGAACAGTGCCACGCTGTCGGTCATCCGCAAGATGAAAACCAGCGACGGGGCGTTTCTGTGGCAGGCGGGGCTGGCGGCGGGGCAGCCCGCCACGCTGCTGGGGTATCCCGTGGTCGAGGCGGAGGATATGCCGGACATCGCGGCGGGCAGCCTGTCGATTGCCTTCGGCAATTTCCAGGCGGGCTATGTCATTGCCGAGCGCAGCGACACCAGCATCCTGCGCGATCCGTTCAGCAACAAGCCGTTCGTGCATTTCTATGCGGTCAAGCGGATTGGCGGTGCGGTAGCCAATAGCGAAGCCATTAAGCTGATGAAGTTTGCTGCCTCCTAAGACGCGGTGGATGGATTGAGGGAAGGGGGGCGTCCGCTGGGCGTCCCCCCTTTTGTTGGGCGGCGGGCGCGGAGGAGTAAGCGATGCTGACGGAGACGCAAAGCGGGGCGATGGCCGCGTCGCTGGAGGAGTTGAAGGCCTATCTGCGGATCGACCGGGCCGATGAGGATGGCGTGCTGACCGGGTTGCTGCGCAGCGCGGCGGCGCTGTGCGAGCGCTTTGTCGGGCAATGGCTGATCGTGCGGGACGCGCGCGAGACGGTTGCGTTAGGTGGGGCGTGGCAGAGGCTGTCGGCGCGGCCTGTCGTGGGAATCGAAGCGGTCGAGGCCGTGGAGGCCGACGGGAGCGCAGTGGCGCTGCCTGTCGGGGCGTATGCGATCGACATCGATGCCAATGGCGACGGGTGGGTGCGGTCGGCCCGTGCGGATGAGCGGGGGGTGCTGGCGGTGCGATATCAGGCGGGGATGGCTGCGGACATGGATGGGCTGCCCGCAGCGTTGCGGCAGGGGATCGTGCGGCTGGCCGCCGAGCATTTCGTCGCGCGGGGCGATGAGAGTGCCGCGCCGCCTGCTGTGGTGAGTGCATTGTGGCGGCCCTGGCGGCGGATGCGGCTGGCATGAGGGCGGCGCTGGAGGCGATGCTGGCGCGGCGGGTGGCGCGCAGGCGGGCGGCGGTGGTGGCGGCGTTCGCCGAGCTTGGCGTCGAGGCCGTGGTCGAGGGGGATGCGGTGCGAGCGTCCGGCCGGGGGATCATGGCGCGGTGGTGGCGTGATCTGGCGCTGCGCGAGGCAGGGAGGGGACGGCGATGAGCGCGGAAGTGATCATGCGCGCGGCGGTGCTGGCCGCCTTGCGGGACGATGCGGCTTTGATGGCGCAAGTGAATGCGCTGTTCGACGGGGAGCCGGCGCGGGCGAGTGCGCCCCATGTGGTGGTCGGCGAATGTATCGGCGCGGACTGGGGCGGGAAGGATGTGACGGCGCGCGAAGTGCGGCTGAACATTGCGCTGATCGATAGCGGCGAGACGCCGGAGCGGCTGGCCGAGATGATGGCGCGGGTCGACGCGGTGCTGGGCGCCGTGCCGGTGCGCGCGGGGTGGCGGATCGTCACCGCGCGGCTGGTGCGCTCACGGGTGGCGCGGGTGAGCCGTCAGCCGGGCAGCGGGTGGCAGGCTGTGGCGGATTATCGGTTGCGCGGGGTTTGGGAGGGGTAGCGACTGCGATGGGTCGCTGCCCCCTCTCAACTGCGACTAGGCAGCACGCTGCCAAGTCTTCGTATCTCCCCCCAAAGGGGGGAGAGCAGGGCCGTGGGTCAACCGGGTTTGTTGTAATCCTCATATTCGCTGGTGATCTTGTCGACATATTCGCTGATCTGATCGTCGGCGTCGGCCTGCGCGGCTTTTTCGGACATGCCGTCGGCCTTGTCGGCGGCGACGATGGCGGCGTGGAAGGGGACTTCCTTGTCGGCGCACGCTTTTTTCATGGATGACTGGAAATCGCCCAGCGTCAGCTTCTTTTCGAGCGACGGCTGGATCTGGCTGGCGAGGCATTGGGAATAAGCCTTGCGCCCCGCGCCGACAGGATCGGCGGCGGGCGATGCGGCCAGCATCATCGCGAGGGAAACGGTCAGTAACATCGGGACTCTCCTTAACCTGCGTTTTGCACGCTTTAGCTGATGAAAGGATGCGCCATGGGCGTCGAAAAAGGAAGTGCGTTTCTGTTGAAAGTGGGAAATGGCAACATGCCCGCAACATATGCGACGGTCGCGGGGATGCGCACCACGCAATTGTCCGTGAATGGCGAGGCGGTGAACATCACGTCCAAGGATTCGGGCGGATGGCGCGAATTGCTGTCGGGGGCGGGGGTGCGGTCGGTCAGCGTGTCGGCGGCCGGGCTGTTCACCGGATCGGCGGCGGAGGTGCGGATACGCAACCATGCGCTGGCCGGGACGATCGAGGATTATGAGCTGAGTTTCGAGAGCGGCGAGCGGATGCGCGGGCGCTTTCTGGTGACGCGACTGGACTATGCCGGGGACTATAATGGCGAGCGCAATTATGCGCTGAGCCTGGAAAGTTCCGGCGCGGTGGTGAGCGAATGAGCAGCGTCGCTAACCCGGTGCGCGGGGAAACGGGAATCGAGATTGGCGGTGACGTCATGACGCTGCGGCCGAGCTTCGCGGCGCTGGTGGCGGCCGAGCAGGAGGTCGGGCCGCTGTTCGATCTGGTCGAGCGGGCAGCGGACGGAAAGCTGTCGCTGGGCGATCTGGCGGCGCTGTTCTGGCATTGCCTGGTCGATCGGGAGGCGTTGACGCGCGAGGCGCTGGGCGAGGCGATGCTGGCGCTGGGGCTGGCGAAGCTGACGCCGGTGCTGCGCGCGATATTGCACCAGATATTGGCGGGAAAATGACGCGGTTCGCGGACGTGGCGGCGCGGCTGGCGGGGATGGCCGGGTGGCTGCTGGGGTGGCGGCCCGACGAGTTCTGGCGCGCGACGCCGGTGGAGCTGGCGGCGGTGCTGCGGGCGGCGCGGGGGGAGGAAGCGCCGGACGTGGGCGTCGATGGGGGTGAGTTGGCGCGGTTGATGGGGGTGATGCCGGACGTCGTGCGTGGGGATAGCCCCCACCCCAACCCCTCCCCTGAAGGGGAGGGGCTTTTATAGCTCGGAGGGTGGGATGGACGAGGAAGTCGAGACGCTGGTGGTGCGGGTGCGGGCCGATACGCAGGGGTTGGCGCGCGAGGTGGAGACGATGCGGGCGGGGATAGAGGGGCCGCTGGCGGCGGGGGCTGAGCGGGCCGGGCAGCGCATCGAGCAGGGGCTGTTGCGCGCGGTGCGGACCGGCAAGTTCGGGTTCGAGGATTTGCGGCGGATTGCACTGTCCGCGCTAGACGAGATTGCGGCGGGCGCTTTGCGGTCGGCGATCGGGGGTGCGGGCGGGAGTGGCGGGCTGGTGAGCCTGGGCGCGTCGGTGCTGACGTCTGCGCTGGGCCTGCCGGGGCGGGCGACGGGCGGGCCGGTGGCGCCGGGGCGCGCCTATATGGTGGGTGAGCGGGGACCGGAAATGTTCGTCCCGACCAGCAGCGGACAGGTGATGGCCAATGGTGGCATCGGGGGCAGCGGCGGCGCGCGGGACGTGCGGGTGAGCATCGCGGTGAACGGGCGTGGACAGGATAGCGAGCCGCGATTGCTGGCGCGCAGCGCGCGGCAGGTGGCGCGGGCGGTCCAGGGAGCGCTGAACGGATGAGAGGCATCGATTATTGGCTGGCGGATGCGCGGCAGGGGCAGGAGGCGCGGTGGATGAAGCGCTTTGCGCCGACGCACTGGACCGTGAATTTCCCGCGCCCGATGATGGCGAGCGTCGTCACGACCGCGCCCGACGCTGTGCGGATGGATGCGGTGTTTTACGGGTCTGGCGATCTGGCTGGGCTGATCTGGGAAGCGGAGGATAAATGGAGCCACCCTCTGTTGGCTTATGAGACGGCGCGCGATTTTCGCGATTGTGTGTTGCGGTTCCGGTGGCGCAGCGGGGGCGTGCGGAGGCTGGACGAGACGCATGGGCCGACGCTGACGATCGAGGGGCGCGATGCGGAGGGTGAGCCGCGCGCCTGGTATGTACGGTTGTGGAACTATGCGAGCGGTGTGCCGGAAGATGCGGAAATCACGCTCGATTTTTCCGCTATGGTGGGCGGCTATGATCTGCCGGAGGATGCCGATCCGGTGTGGGCGGGCGACATTGACCGGATGTTCATTTCGCTGGTGCCGCCTGGCTATGATGAGGGAGATACGCCCTTTGCAGAAGCGCAGGAGGGCTGGGCGGAACTGAGCGCCATGCGGTGCGACGGGGCGGGGTCCGTGCTGGCGGTGGGCGATGTCGTGTTGCCCGAACATGGGCTGTCGATGGCGACGGGCTATGACGATTGTTTCAACCAGACGCCGGAGCGGGTGGTCGGCGCGATCCATGCGCTGGGTTATCGCGGGGCGATCAACCATTATGTGGGGATGAGCCATTATTTCCGGCTGGAGCGGGTCGGCGATGGGCTGTTCGTCAGCCTGGCGGGCGGGGTGCTGAATGTCCCTTGCGCGGCGTGGCATGGCGATTTCGCGCGGCGGGCCGGGGCGATGGGGCTGGGGGTGATCTGGTCGCTATCCTATGAATTGTTCGATGCGCATTGCTGGAACGACTGGAAGCAGCGGGCGGAAAATGGCGACCCGGCGCTGACCGGATGGGTGCCGCCATCGACTTTGCTGTCGCCTGCGCATGGCGGGGCGATGGCATATCTGCACGCGGTGGCAGGGGCGTTTGTTTCCATTGGGTTGGCGGCGGATTTGCCGATATTGTTTCAGGTCGGTGAGCCATGGTGGTGGGTGATGCCGGGCGACGGGCGGATATGCCTGTATGACGATGCGGCGCGGGCGGCCTTTGGCGGAAGTCCGGTGTCGGTGCCTTCGGTGTGGGGCGTGCTGGACGCGGGGCAATGTGCGCTGCTGGATCAGGCGGGGGCGATGCTGGCGGCGTCCACGGCGGGGCTTTGTGCGGCGGTCAAGGCGGTGGCTCCCGAAGCAGTGACGCATTTGCTGGCCTATCTGCCCACGATCCTGGACCCGCGCGCGCCCGACGCGAAGCGGGCGAACATGCCGGTGGGCTGGGCCGCGCCTGCGTTCGATGTGCTGCAACTGGAAGATTATGACTGGGTGACGGAGGGGCGACCGGGGCTGACCGCGCGGGGCGTGGAGATGGCGACGGCGCGGCTGGGCTATCCGGTGTACGAGCAGCATTATCTGGCGGGGTTCGTGCTGTTGCCGGAGCAGTCGGCGCAATGGTGCGAGATCGCAGCGGCGGCGCGGGCTTCGGTCGCGCGGGGGACGGCAGCGACATTCGTATGGGCGTTGCCGCAAGTGTGCCGCGATGGCTTTGTCGCGTTCAGGATGGATGGAGAGGATGCGATGCAAGCCTTTGATGATGTTATCTTTCCTTTGGGCGTGGGGCGGGAGGCGAGCCTGTCGCCGGCCTTTTCGACGCAGATCGTGGAAAGCCCGTCTGGGCATGAGCAGCGCAGCAGCGACTGGGCGGATGCGCGGCTGTCTTTCGATGCCGGGCCGGGGGTGCGGTCGGACGCGGACATTGCGGTGCTGATCGACTTTTTCCGGGCGCGGCGGGGGGCGGCGCGGGGATTTCGTTTTACCGATCCCTATGACGATCGCAGTTGCGCGCCGGGCGATGCGCCGGGTCCGCTGGACCAGCGGCTGGGCGTGGGGGACGGGGTGCGATCCCGCTTTGCGTTGATGCGCCATTATGGTGCGGGTGAGGAGGCGCAGGGGCGGATCATCACGCGGCCCGTGGCCGTCAGCATCCGGGTCGCGGCCGATGGCGTCGAGATGACCGGGGGATGGAGCCATGAAGGGCTGGGCGTGATTGCTTTTGACGACGCGCCGGGCGTGGGTGTGGTGTTGACTGCCGGGTTCCGTTTCGACGTGCCGGTGCGCTTTGCCGAGGATCGGCTGGACATCAACCGGGCGACTTTTGCGGCGGGGGAAGCGCCGTCGGTGCCGCTGGTGGAGATACGCGAATGAGTGTTGTCGAGAGGCTGGGCGAGCCGGTCAACACGCTGGCCTTTTGCTGGCGGATCGCGCGGCGGGACGGAGTGACGATTGGCCTGACGAGCCATGATCGCGACCTGACCATCGGCGGGCTGCGTTATCGCGCTGCGGCGGGGATGGTGCCGTCTGCGATTCGCAGCGGGATGGGGCTGGATGGCGAGGATAGCGACCTGGCGGGGGCGCTGAGCAGCGAGGCTATCAGCGAGGCGGACCTGATGGCGGGGCGCTGGGACGGAGCGGCGCTGGAGGTGCGGCTGACGCAATGGGAGGAACCGGGCGCGCTGTGGCTGCTGCTGGCACGGGGCGAGATGGGGGCAGTGGCGCGCAAGGGGCAGGCGTTCAGTGCGGAGTTGATCGGCGCGGCGGCGGTGCTGGGGGCGGCGGTTGCGCCTGCAATGTCGCCCGATTGCCGCGCGGCGCTGGGCGATCGGGCGTGCCGGGTGGACATGGCGGGGCGGCGGCGGGTGGTGACGGTCGGCGTGGTGGAGGATGCGGCGGTGGGCGTCGCGGGGCTGGAGCCGGGGGCTTATGCGTTCGGGACGTTGCGCTGGATGGGCGGGGCCAATGCGGGATTGATGCAGGCGGTGGTGGATAATGATGCGGCAAGCGTGACGCTGGCCGATCCGCCTGCCTTTGCGGTTGGGGCGGGGACGCTGGCGATGCTGACGGAGGGGTGCGACCGGCAGGTGGCGACCTGCGCCGGGCGGTTCGGCAATGTGGTGAATTTTCGGGGGGAGCCTTATCTGCCGGGGATGGACCTGCTGACGCGATATCCGGGGGCATGAGTGGCGTTGATGGGGTGGTGGAGCGGGCGCGGGCTTTGGTCGGCGTGCCGTTCCGCCTGCATGGCCGGTGCGCAAGGCTGGGCGTGGATTGTGTGGGGCTGGCGATGCTGGCGCTGGGGCGGAGGGATGCGCCCGACACTTATGGTTTGCGGATGGGGGATGCGGGGCGGGCAGCGCATTGGCTGGCGGCGGCGGGGTTGCGGCAGGTGGATGACATGCAGCCGGGCGATGTCGCTCTGGTGCGGGCGGGGCCGATGCAGTTGCATCTGATGATCCATGTACCGGGCGGGTTCGTCCATGCCCATGCCGGATTGCGGCGGGTGGTCGCCATGCCGGGACCATCGCCCTGGCCGGTGATTGGGTGCTGGCGGTTATAAGGGGGCGTTTTGAAATGCGCCTCTGGCGCATCCGCACCGGCCCTCACCCCCACCCGACCTCCCATTCAGGATACACTCTGTGGGTGGTCGGGTGGGGGTGAGGGCCGGTGCGGCAGCAGATATGAGGAGACTATCATGGCGACGGTGGTGCTGACGGCGGTGGGGACGGCGATTGGCGGGCCGATCGGCAATATGGTCGACCGGGAGGTGCTGTTCCGGCCCAAGGGGCGGACGGGACCGAGGCTGACCGAATTGCAGGTGCAGACGTCAAGTTATGGCACGCAATTGCCCAGGATTTTCGGGACGATGCGGGTGGCCGGAACAGTGATCTGGGCCACCGACCTGCGCGAGACGAGCGTGAAAAGCAGCGGGGGCAAGGGGCGCGGGAGCGTGACCAGTTTCAGCTATTCGGCCAGTTTCGCGGTGGCTTTGTCGGCGCGGGCGATTGGGTCGATCGGGCGGATATGGGCGGACGGCAATTTGCTGCGCGGGGTGGCGGGGGACTTCAAGACCGAGCTGAGCGGGTTTCGCGTTTATTCCGGTGGCGAGGGACAGGCGGTCGATCCGCTGATCGCGGCGGCGCAGGGAGAGGCGCAGACGCCCGCGCACCGGGGCTTGGCCTATGTGGTGTTCGAGGATCTGGCGCTGGCCGATTATGGCAACCGGATCCCGTCGCTGACGTTCGAGGTGGTGGCCGATGACGGGGCGGTGGGCATAGCGGACATTGTAGCGGACCTGAGCGGCGGGCGGATCGGCGGCGCGGATCTGGGCGTGGTCGATGGCTATGCCGCGAGCGGGGCGGATGTGCGTGAGGGAATTGGGCCACTGGTCGATGCGCAGGGGCTGGCGCTGAGCGATGGAGCGGACGGGTTGAGGCTGAGCGCCATGGGTGTCGCCGGGGGCGAGGTTGGCGTCGGGATGCTGGCGGCGCGGGTGAACGGGCGGGTGGTCGATCCGGTCGAGCGGTCGGGCGGGGCAGCCGATGGCGTGCCGGTGGCGTTGTCGGTGCGTCATTATGATGCGGCGCGCGATTATCAGGCAGGGGTGCAGCGAGTGAGCCGACCGGGACCGGGCCGGGCCGAACAGGAGCTGGAGATGCCCGCCGTGATTGGGGCGGATGCGGCGCGGGGATTGGCGCGCGATCGGCTGGCGGCGGCGTGGACCGGGCGGGCTACGATGACGCTGCGCTGTGGCTGGAGCGCGCTGATGCTGGAGCCGGGCGCTGTGGTGCGGGTCGATGATGCGCCGGGGCTGTGGCGGATCGAGGAGCGGGAATGGGAAGCGATGGCGGTGCGGCTGTCGCTGCGCCGGGTGCCAGGCGCGGGCGGGACGATGCCGGGTGGGGCGTCGTCCGGCGTGATCGTGCGGCAGGTGGATGCGCCCCATGGCGTCACGCACCTGATGCTGGCGGACCTGCCGCGATTGAAGGACGGCGTGGCGAGCGCGCCGATGATCGTGGCGGCAGCAAGTGGGGGCGAAGGATGGCGCAGCGCGACGCTGTTCATCATGGGCGAGGGCGGCGACGCGACGCCGATCGGGCGGAGTGCGCCGCGCGCGGTGATGGGGGTTGTGGATGCGCCTCTATTGCCGGGCAGCGCGACCCTGATCGACGGGCGCAATGCGTTGCTGGTTACGGTGCTGGCGGCGGACATGGCGTTGAGCGGGGCGGATGAGGCGGCGCTGGGTCAGGGGCGGAACCTGTCCCTGGTGGGGGGCGAATTGATCCAGTTCGGGGCGGCGGTGCGTACGGGGGACGCCAGCTATCGGCTGACCCAGTTGCGCCGGGGGCTGTATGGGACGGAATGGGCGATGGCCGGGCATGAGGCAGGCGCGCCGTTCCTGCTGATCGAGGAAGCGCGGCTGGTCGAGCCGGTGGCGGCGATGGGCGGCGTGGCGGAAGTGGGCGCGAGCGTGCGGTTGGCCGCAATCGGGCTGGGCGATGTCGAGCCGGTCGAGGTGGCGATGACGGTGCGCGGTGAGGCGCTGGTGCCGCCGTCGCCGGTGCATCTGAGCGCGCGGGGTGATGGCAGTGGGGGATGGGCGATCGGCTGGACCCGCCGCAGCCGCAGCGGATGGCGATGGAGCAATGGCGGCGATGTGCCGCTGGCCGAGGAAAGCGAGCGCTATGTGTTGCGGGTGCTGGACGGCGATGTCGTGGTGCGCAGCGCAGAGGCCGTGACGCCTGGCTGGACCTATGACGCGGGGATGATCGCCGCCGATGGCGTGGCCGGGCGGATGCTGGCTGTCGAGGTGCGGCAGGTGGGGGCTTTTGCGGTCGGCCGGGCCGGCGTGATTGCCGTGGGGATGTGA